GATTACCCTTATTGATAACAATGCCTCGCGTAACTAAAAACCGCTTACGGCATTGTAAGCAGTGCGGCACTGAATTTGAAGTGGGGACAACAGGCAGAACGCACTATTGCACTGCGAAATGTATGGCTAAGTTTCACTGGTTGAAACAAGGCGCTAAATACCGCAGTTCTGAAAAGGGAAAACAAACTTCGTTTGCGTGGCGATTAAAGTCTACGTTTGGCATTACTGTAGAAGAATACCAAGCGCTGTTTAAAGCACAAGGTAGCGTATGCGCTATCTGTGACACAGATACTCCTACTGGATATAATTGGCATGTAGACCACTGCCACACTACTGGAAAAGTAAGAGGGATTCTATGTAGTAAATGCAATCAAGGTTTGGGGCTATTTAACGATAAGGAGAAAGTTCTTGAGCGAGCAGCAAGCTATTTACGTCAAACCAGTATGGGCAACCCCTAGTGGGGAAGAACTTGTAGCGCATATGGCGCGAGTGTCTTCACCTGAAAATGAGGGTAAAGAGGCCCACAAGCTGATTGAGTACCTGATTAAAAATGATCATTGGAGCCCATTTGAAATGGTCAACATGGTAGTTGAAGTAGGTACTACGCGAGACATCGCACGCCAATTGCTACGTCACCGCAGCTTTACCTTCCAAGAGTTTAGCCAAAGATACGCCAGTATTGATAAACTACCCGCAGCCCCTATTCGTGATGCCCGTTTACAAGATACTAAAAACAGGCAGAGTAGTCTTCCCTGCGTAGACTCTGATCTTGCAGAGAAGTGGGCGTACCAACAAGATGTGTTGCGGCAAGATGCCTTGCGTCTGTACAAATGGGCACTGGATAGCGGCATTGCTAAAGAAGTGGCGCGTGCTGTACTGCCTGAGGGTCTTACGATGAGCCGCATGTACATGAACGGTACTTTGCGAAGCTGGCTGCACTTTGTAAAACTGCGTACTGGTAATGGCACTCAACTTGAGACACGAGAGGTTGCTTCCCTTATTAGTAAGGAAGTGAAACGACTATTTCCAATTAGCTATGGAGCACTTGTAAATGGATAGAGACCACAGCGTTTTCGTGTTTATTTTCAGCTTAGTCATCATACTTGGCAGCTTTGTTGGTGGGCACATTATGGGTAGAACACAGAAACAAAACACCATTGTAGAAGAGTGCCACACCAACGGCATGTACCTAGACAGAAACCTCTTCATGGTGTGTCAAGTGAGCACTCCTAAAGTTGTTCCTAAACCACCTACTCTATGATTGTACCTGTAGAGGGATGGACAGAGGGTAGATTCAACGCATTCATTACTAGTACACTGCGTGGGGGTATGCGGCGATTCCCAAACAAGTGGATTACGCTAAAGGGCGCCTACACTGGTAAACGGAAAGGAAAGAGTGGAAGAGAAGCCGCCCACTACAAGTGCGCAAAGTGTTCTGATGAGTTCACTAGTACAAACGTCGAAGTGGACCACATTCGCCCTGTTGTTGACCCTGTGCGTGGTTTTAGTTCTTGGGACGAATATGTACAGCGCCTATTTTGCCCCGTAGACAACCTACAAGTATTGTGTAAGCCTTGCCATAAACTTAAATCAAAGGAAGAGAAAGCATGTCGTACCCTATTGACCTCGGAGAAGACGACTTTGCAGTCGGACAACCCTCCCCTGAAGAAGAGGCGGAAGCCTCCTTCTACTTCTTCATCCAAGACCTTAACCACTACGCGCAAAGTGGCAAGTTCGGCCCGCGCATCTGGGAAGCCGTCAGCGAAGAAACGCGTCGCATCCTCACGAACCAAGTAGTATTTAATGACGTTGGCCCTAAGTTTACAGAGATTCTTAATGGCAATCGTCTTTGACTTCATCAGAGGATTTGTAGTGGGAGTAAACTTCCCTGGTGACGGTTTCCACTGTGCCATCTTCCTAGGCATTCTCCGTATTTGTTTTATAACTAAAGAAGTGTATGAGGAACTAAAAGATGACTGAATTGCCGCTGTATGAGAGTTTTATTGCTAAGAGTAGGTATTCCCGTTTCCTAGAAGATAAGGGTCGTCGTGAGCACTGGCACGAGACGGTGAACCGTTACATGGCGTTCATGGATGAACACCTTATCAATAAGCACGACTATCACATGCCTGCTGAACTTCGCATTGAGTTGGAAGCAGCCATTGTGCATCGTGAGGTTATGCCCTCTATGCGGGCTATGATGACTGCTGGCCCTGCTCTAGAACGCGACAACGTAGCAGGGTACAACTGCTCCTACCTGCCTGTAGATGATGTTAAATCATTTGACGAAGCCATGTACATTTTGCTGTGTGGTACTGGCGTTGGGTTCTCAGTGGAGAGTAAGTATGTCAACAAACTACCAGAAGTTCCGACAACACTGTTTGACTCCGCTACTACTATCGTCGTGGCTGACAGTAAGGCAGGTTGGGCCAAAGCCCTACGACAACTCATCGCCCTCCTATATGCAGGAGAAATTCCAAAGTGGGATGTCTCTAGGGTGCGTGCTGCTGGCGCTCGACTCCGTACTTTTGGCGGACGAGCCAGCGGACCTGAGCCTCTGGTTGACCTCTTCAAATTCACTATTAGTAAGTTCAAAGGGGCAGCAGGTCGTCGCCTTACCTCTCTAGAGTGTCACGACATTATGTGTAAAGTAGGTGAGGTTGTTGTGGTGGGCGGTGTACGCCGCTCCGCTATGATTAGCCTCAGTGACCTCAACGACGATAGGATGCGCCATGCTAAGTCTGGACAGTGGTGGGAGCGAGAAGGACAGCGAGCACTTGCTAACAATAGCGCGACATATAATGTCAAGCCAACAGTGGGTGAGTTTATGTCTGAGTGGCTTTCACTGTACCAATCTTACAGTGGAGAGCGAGGAATCTTCAACCGAGAAGCTGCTAAACTTCAAGTTGCAAGGAACGGGCGGCGAGACACGAACTTTGAGTTTGGAACTAACCCTTGCTCCGAAATCATCCTGCGCCCATATCAATTCTGTAACCTTTCTGAGGTGGTTGCCCGATCAACTGACACCCGAAGTGATTTGGAGCGAAAGGTGCGACTGGCCACTATCCTTGGAACCTTTCAATCTACACTGACAGACTTCCCCTACCTACGAAAGGTGTGGCAGAAGAATACGGAAGAGGAGCGCCTGCTTGGCGTCTCAATCACTGGTATTCTAGACTGCCCTCTTATCAATAATGCAAATTCTAGCGAACTGCCAGGAATCCTTGAACAGCTTCGTGGTGTGGCTGTGGACGCAAATAAACTCTTTGCAGGAGAGTTGGGCATCCCTGCATCCGCTGCCATTACTTGCGTTAAGCCCTCTGGTACTGTTAGTCAGTTGGTTGATAGCGCTAGCGGGATTCATGCTCGTCATTCTGCTTACTACATTCGACGTGTTCGCAACGACAATAAAGACCCTATTACAGCGTTTCTGAAGGAGGCAGGAGTACCGGCTGAACCTGACGTAATGAAGCCGCTAGACACCACTGTGTTTAGCTTCCCAATGAAGAGTCCAGATGGTTGTGTTGTACGGGATGACCTATCCTCCCTGGAGCATCTACGTCTCTGGCTTGTCTATCAGCGACACTGGTGCGAGCACAAGCCCTCAGTCACTGTGTATGTGAAGGAGGCAGACTGGCCTGAAGTAGGTGCTTGGGTGTGGAAGCACTTTGACGAGATTAGTGGTGTGAGTTTCCTACCTTGGGACGGTGGTAGTTACAAACAAGCGCCGTATGAAGAGATTGACAAAGAGACGTACACTAAGCTACAATTGACCATGCCAACCTCCCTTGACTGGAACTCTTTTAAGGAGAAGGATGACAATGTAGAGGGTGCTCAACAACTAGCCTGTGTGGCGGGAGTTTGCGAACTATGAAAGTTACAACCATCATTGAACATGAAGATGGCGGTGCTGATGTTATGCTGGAAGACATCACTCCCCGCGAAATGGAAGCATTGGTACAAGCTGGGTTTGCAAAACTTCTAGAAGAGTATGCAGACCAGCTAGAGGCCAAGCGCAAGGTGCCAGCAATTCTACGAGGTGACGAAAAGTGAAGCTACATAAAGTACAGAAGAAGCAAATGAAAGGAGCTAGTGGCCCGCAACTCTACACATGCATGGTGGCGTTTACAGAGGATGAACTAGCCTCTTTCATTGACAATGTGGTGGTGGAAACCTCTCCAGGTGTGGCTGAAGACCTTACTAGTTTCGTACTAACTAAAACTATGGGGATTAAATCGCCTCTAGGTCCCACCACAAGTACATACGGCCCGGCACCAAAAGTTACTCCGTATACAAAAGAACGCAGTTCCTTTTGGGAAGACGAGTTGTTTAAAGTTACCACAGCATGACGCAAGAAGCTGGCCGCCAAGGAAGTTTCTCAGTGAAACAGGTTGGCGGGGACCACTACGAGAGGTGCTCAATTCAACCTTGGGCAGTTATTACTAGGAATGGACTAGACTACTTTGAAGGAACGATGTTGAAGTACCTTCTGCGCCATAGAAATAAAAATGGCAAAGAAGATTTGTTGAAGATGCAGCACTTTCTATCCTACACTTTGGAGCACTACGATGAGCTATACCCTAAGCCGTAAGAATGGCAGTTTCCCTGGTGGTAAGCGCACCCTACGCTTTCTATCCTACAACGATATGCGGGCCTATCTCCGCTC